AAGCTATTGTCCTTCGTAGCAGAGTTATGGGTGAAATATCCGGCGTTAATTGTTAACTGGTTAACGTCACCTGGAGGCACCAGGCACCGCATCAACAAAGTTCACTTCAGTGATGAAAGGTGAGAGAAAATGTTGAATGTAGCTATTGAAAACCAGAACGGGTGGAATTATAGTGCACCTGCACCTCATAAAACGGGTGCCGGGATTTGCACCCCGATGATCACTAGAGCGCATAACCGCGCCAAAGCGGTTTTTTTATGCGTAAAGCGCAGCCACATTCAGATTATGGTGGGGCGTATGGGGCCGTTTTCGGGCGGGCCGGATTCTCTAGTGACCGGTAGTGCAAACCCTGTACGTCTCACCACCCATGAGATTTGCACCTCCGGTGGTGAGTTTACCAACTTATCACTAGAGGCTGCCATCATGGCTACTATCCCTACCCTTTCTCACCCTGACGTAACCATCGAAAATGGTCGTGCTGTCACTACGTCTGTTGCAGTTGCAGAGTTTTTCCGCAAGCTGCATAAAAACGTCATTCAAAAAATTGAAGCTCTGGAATGTTCCTCAGAATTCACTGAGCTTAATTTTAAGCCAAGTGAATACACCGACTCAACCGGGCGCAAACTCCCTATGTACCAAATCACCAAAAACGGCTTCGTTTTCCTGGTGATGGGCTTCACTGGCAAAAAAGCCGCTGCATTCAAAGAGGCCTACATTGCTGAGTTCGACCGCATGGAAGCAGAACTACGCCAGAATAATACCACTCCCACAAACAAAATCATTCCGGGCGATGGGCGCACTCTGGTTGTTCGCTTCGACAAATTCGGCAACGTCGAATTCACTGAAACCGTTCCTGATGACGCTCTCGTCTGTACCCTAGACACTTTCCGCCTTTATCTGGAGAAACAGGGCTGGACTCTTGTAAACCGAAGCGCAATTAAAAACATGACCGTCGAGCAGTTGCTGAGTATTAAATAGTTTTCTGGAATTTTCTTAATACGACAAATTTATTAAGGAGATAATTATGATTGCTCATCACTTCGGAACCGATGAAATACCACGCCAGTGCGTGACTCCTGGCGATTATGTTCTTCATGAAGGCCGGACATATATTGCCTCGGCAAACAATATTAAAAAGCGAAAACTTTATATTCGTAGCCTAACTACAAAAACATGCATTACTGACTGCATGATTAAAGTCTTCCTCGGTCGTGATGGTTTACCTGTAAAGGCGGAGTCATGGTGACGACTAAGAAAATAAAATGTGCTTACCACCTTTGCAAAAAAGACGTTGAAGAAAGCAAAACTATAGAAAGAATGCTTCACTTCATGCACGGGACTTTATCAAAAGACGAACCGAGAAAATATTGCAGTGAAGCTTGTGCCGAAAAAGACCAGATGGCACACGAACTTTAATTAATTGACTATTCGAAACTGAATTTATGCCAGAAATGGCAGGGATTCGCTCAACCTTAATTCAGGAGAAAAACATGATTACCAATTATGAAACCACTGTTGTAACTACCGATGACATTGTTCACGAGGTGAATCTGGAAGGAAAGCGCATTGGCTACGTAATTAAAACAAAAAATAAAGAAACCCCATTCACTGTGGTTGATATCGATGGTCCATCAGGCAACGTAAAAACACTTGATGAAGGTGTCACAAAAATGTGCCTGGTTCACATCGGAAAGAATCTGCCCGCAGAAAAAAAAGCCGGATTTCTGGCAACTCTGATTGCAATGAAATTAAACGGTGAAATCTGAAAGAAATAGCCTGCGTATGGCGCAGGCTATGAACAGTGTGTATCCGGCAAGATCATTCACTGAACAAAACGAATTTTAATCTGAGTTGAGGTTAAAAAACAATGAGCACAAAACCCCTCTTCCTTTTACGGAAAGCGAAAAAATCATCCGGTGAGCCTGACGTCGTCCTGTGGGCAAGCGACGATTTTGAATCAACCTGTGCCACTCTGGACTACCTGATCGTTAAGTCAGGTAAAAAACTGAGCAACTATTTTAAAGCTGTTGCCACGAATTTTCCTGTCGTTAATG